GAAAGTATGAATACATTACTTAATAACATGTTGAATGATTTAAACAGACTTTCTCAAAAACCTCTGGTTACTAACAAAAAATCCAGTGTCACCGACTCGGGAGACATTTATCTTGCAGAGTTTGAGTTGGCTGGGTTTTGCAAAAAAGACGTATCTATTAATGTGGTAGACAATGTGCTGGAGATCAAGGCTGAAAACAAAGACAGATCTGAAGAATTTAAATTGCATTTAAATGATCTAGTTTCTCTGGATCATATCAGCGCCGAACTTCGTTATGGGCTACTTAAAATAACACTGCCCAAAAAAGCTATTAACGAAGCTAAAAAAATTGAAATCAAATAATGCCTATTTATGTTTACAAACATCCCGAAAAAGATGAATACCGCGAGGTGTTTCAAGGGATGAATGATGAACATTCTTACGCAGAAGGAGGCGTTCAGTGGAAGCGAGTCTTTCTTTCACCGAACGCCTCTATTGATACCTCTATTGATCCCTATAGTAAACAGCACTATATAGATGCTACTTACTCAAAAAAGGGAACTCTGGGGGATGCGATGGATCTTTCCGCAGAATTAAGCGCCAAAAGAGCAGACATAGAAGGCGGCAAAGACGCAGTAAAAGAAAAGTTTTATGACGATTATGCGAAAACTCGAAATGGGGCAGAACACCCCAATAGAATCAAACAACGCGGATACGAGAGCAAGAACGTCAAAATTGAATACGATTAATAATACGTGCCACTTAGTCTGAGGCCAGTGGTTGGGGTGACTGCAAAATTAAAGCTTGCGTCAAAAGACATTCCCCCATTAACCGCCATTGAATAATTGTAAGATTCTAGCTTGGCATCTTGTATTTCGTAAATCATCTTTTTCCCACTAGCGTCTAAAACCAGCTGAAAGCTATAGTTTTCATCGTTGCTTAAAACGCCAGTGATTGAACCGCTTTCTAAGCCAGAAACTAAAGAAGAAACGGAAAATGTTCCATTTGCTGGAAATTGAGGCTTTCGTCCGTAAGGATAATCACCTCCTAATCCATAATTAGAAACCCGTGGCAGCTGAACGGACATATTTACAGATTGTATGAATTGGCTTCCAACTATCGTTTGTCCTCCCACTTGTAAGTTCTCCAAGGTTATGCTGCTGTTTGTGTTAGTAGGATTAACAATTGGAGGGGTCTTTTCTAATAAATCAGAAGACAAGTCTCTTACAAAATCAAACCCAATTCGTCCAGCACCATCATTGTTTTGGCCTGTAAGGTTAATTGCTGGAGAGGCCATAGCTGTTCCATTCCCAGTAATATTCTCAAAAACAACATTTGAGCATATATATTCAGTTGTAACGCGAGGAATTCCTTGCCCACCCACTCCGTAAGTCAAGTTATAAGAAACTGGAAAACAGTTACCAAAAGCTATCGCATCCAACCCAGAAAAATTATTTGCAGCATAGAATTCTACTTCATCAAGAAAATCGTCTTCTTGGTTTTTTGCTATTAAAACATAAAAATTGTTTGAATCGCTTCCTTCGGGAGAGTTGAACATATTCTGAAATTCAGAAACCCAACCACCAGAAGTGTTTATAAACCTTCCCCTTACCTCGTTAGAGCAGTTTGGCTCAGGGATATAACTAATAGTTAGGTTAGCGTCTGGTTGACGATAAAAATCTTGAGATACAAAATCTTCTGCTCCTAATTGTTTTAAATTTTGTCGAGGTATGTTTGCAGAAAATTGGCAATCTTGAGCAATCTTATGAATTACAAGAGATTGTTGATTGTAAGACCATGCCGCAGTGCTGTCTTGGGCAGCAAGAATGGCGTTCTGACTTTCTATTAGATTTCTAGCCATTTTATGTTCCTGTTGGTATTACTCCTAAGGGATCTTCCACTAATGTAACAGACAGAGTATTAGAGTTGTAATAATTCCAAGTATGAGTCCATTTTGGGCAATAGTAAACCTTTGGTCTATTATAGACTGAGGGTATCTGGTGTTCAAATCTGCGATAACCACCTTTGTTTTCTAGAAAATGAAGCATAGATTTTAGCTGTTGATCATCTATATTGCTATAAGTATATTGCATGTCAAATGTAGCAATATTATCATTTGTTTTTAATACTTCAGCAAAGGAATTTTTAAGGTTTAAATAATCAACCTTAATTTTTACATCGTTTTGCGTTCCGATGTCAGGCTCAAAGAAAAACTTCTTTGTCCAGATTGAAGATATTCCTGTGGGGCTATTAGCTTCAGAGGAAGTGTGGTCTCCGCTACAATAATAAAAATTATCTAACTTATTTCCATTTATGTCCCCATTAGCACTTCTTCCCGTATATATTACATCGTATTTTTTATACGAAGTCGCTGGTGTCCAACCTCTAAACTCAACATTAGTAAACGTTCCTCCTGACCAATTAAGAATAGTGGGAGAATGATCAACACTAATGCTTGCTGCAACTTCAAATCTTTGGTTGTTCGCAAAATTAATTGCATAATTATCACAAAAACCAGAAACAGTTTTGTAAATTCCAGAATTGTCTGGAGTAAACTCTAAAGGTTGATACCCCGACTTGCTTTCAAAAAACGTAGCTAGTTTCCTAGCTCCAGTTTCCGTTTGGTCATACCTTACATTAAACTTTGCAGTCAAGCTATCAATAGACATCGGCAATAAATTATAATAAAAGTCATCAGTTACATATTTATTACTCTTTGCAGAAAAAGAAGCCTCCGATCCATAAACAGGAGTAAGGCCCAGTCCTGATAGTTCAGCAGTAACCGCAATGCCTGAGATATTTTCATCTCTATTATAAAATAAAGCTTCGCTCATGACGAGTGTCCTACATAGTTAAGGGTTAATCTTAATGATCCGTTAGAAGAAGAATTAACTTGTTCAGAAACCAATGAAGCCCGTGGAATCGTAAGAGATTGAAGTGTTGTTCCATCTCTCCCCTTTACTGTAAAGGAAAGAGATTTACCCTCTTTTCCTTGATCTAAAAAATTATAACCGCTCTCCATTAATGCATCATCCACTTCCATTTGAACACTAGCCGTATAATTTACAGGGTCTATGTGTTTAACTTCAATCGGGGACTCTTTGCCAATGGTATAATATGGTTTTTTTGTAACCTGTATAGAATAATCAAACCCCAAAACCCTGTTAGTGGTGCTATTGTCGCAGGTAGCAGTAATTGATCCTTGGCTTGGAATTAATATTGCAGTTGATGCGGTTCCTGAAGCGCTAACCCCGCTTCTTAGTTCGTCGTAAACGGCAAAAGACGCATTAACTTTTGGAACTGATCCCACTGCACAGTTAACAGAGTAAGAAGTTAAATATCCGCTTTCAAAACCATAAGCTATATTGTTATCATAATTAATGCTTCCTCGCATTACCTCTTGTCCTGTAAAATCTAATATTGGGTCATCATAAATTAAATAACGAGAAAATGAAACTTCCTGTGATGTAGCTTGTCCAACTGCGGTTACCCCTTTTGAATAACCGAGGGGATTTACGGTTTTAGCACTGTTTGAATAGCCTATATCTAAAGACTCAATTCCAGACAACTCTCTAGCGCTAGGAGTCCCGCCGAGTCCCGAAACAAAAAAATGAGTTTCGTAATTTAACTTTGATCCAAACATTTATGCTCTTCTTAATGATCCACCAAGTCTTTTTTCTTCATCAATAGTTTGTCTAACTACGTCTCTAATTCTTGTAGCAAGAGTTCTTTGTTCGTCGTTAGCACCAGCTCCACCATCTTCTTGAGTTGTTCCATCGGAGTTAACAGTTATATTGATTGATGTTTCTCCAGTTCCTGAAATATCATTTCCGAGGTCATTAATTGCATCTACTATAGCTGAAGTTCCACCATCTCCTCCAGCACCAGAGTTTAAACTTGCAAGGTTTCCTCTTCCAACTCTTTGAGTGGCAGCAGCGTTCATTACAAACTCTCCACCTGAGAGCATTGTTGGAACTGTATCTACTCCAGCTGTATAAGGAATAGCTCCACCTGTTGCCATTCTTCCCGCCCCTCTGGCACCTCCTGCCGCCCCGCTAAATTTTCTGCTTAGATCGACACCTGGGCGTGGCCGAAGGCTTGCGTCGAGACCCGCCGAGCCGCTATCAGGAGAAAGTCCAGCTCCTTCAACTCCACCAGATCCATCGGGAGCCAGACCTTCCGTAAGCTCTTGTAGACCTGCTGAAAGAGCAAAAGCCCCAATAGATAAAAGAAGTCTTCTGTTAGCTTGACGTTGAGCCTCTCTAAACTGTTGAACCCTTTGTTGATGATCAACAAAAAGACCAAAGGCTCTTTCTCTCGATTGTTGTTCTCTGGCAAAACGAGGGTCATTGGCCCTAGCAAACGCAGTGAGAGCACCGCTTTGAGGCTCTAACGCTACAGAGGCGAAACTACCATCTCCACTCGTTCCACCAGAAACCCTATCAAACCTTCCCGTAGTAAAGGGCTGCGTAGCAAAATCTAAAAGATCTCTACTGCCCACTATTGACTCCTGTCCATAAGTTCCTGGGGTAAATAATCCTCCCCGTGCCAGTCCTTGAATTGATCCACGATTTAAAGCCTCC